CAATCTTTTGGAGGTAAATAGTATGGCTATCAAAAAGTCTAAATCCAAAAGCAAGAGCCCAAAACCAACAAATCTTTCTTTATATTCTCGTGTAAAATCTGAAGCCAAACGTAAGTTTGATGTATACCCCTCAGCATATGCAAACGCCTGGTTGGTAAAAACTTATAAAAAACGTGGTGGAGGCTACGCATAATGTCTCTTAAAGAGTGGTTTGGTAAAGGCTCTAAAGGAGATTGGGTAGATATTGGTGCTCCTAAGAAAAAAGGAAAGTACCAAGCTTGCGGAAGAAAGTCAGCAACAAAGAGTAAAAGGGCTTATCCTAAGTGTGTACCAAGAGCAAAAGCAGCTACTATGTCTAAAGCACAAATTAAGTCTGCGGTTAAAAGAAAGAGAAGTGCAGGTAATCCAGGTGGAAAACCCACCAATGTTAAAACTATTTTGAAAAAAACAAGGAGAAAATAATGGCTGGTAGAGGAATGGGAATAGCTACTAAAGGTGGCGGTGCAGTTACAAGTGGTCCTAAAAACAAAAAACTAACAAGCACTCAAGACACAACAGGCATACCTATGTATAAAAAAGGTGGTGCGGTTAAAAAAGAAATGATGTCAAAGGGCGGTGCGGTTAAGATGATGACTAAGGGCGGTTCCATTAAAAAAATGATGGGTGGTGGCATGATGACCAAAGGAGCCCCTGTTAAAAGAATGACTAAAGGTGGGAAAGTTATGGCTAGGAAGCCTTAATGGCTTATCTTATAAGTAACATTCCTTACACGAAAGTTTGGATTAGAAAAGAGTTTACACATGGGCATCAAAAGTATCACGGGGAGTTTGTTCACGGATTGGCAGTGGCTGTTACAACGATGCCAGACCGATGTCTTAGCTTTCAAATCATCTTTACAGGGTGTGAAACCGATGGAACCGAAGAAGAGAATATTCACGGAGGAGCAATGTGGGCTCGTATGCCAATCACAGGACTTTGTGGGGACATCCCAATGGATGGTTTTTCGGAAAGGATGGAAACCCACCTCGTACAACCGTGGGACTGTCCGTCACACCACCACTCCATTATATCCCTCGAAAGATGTAAACCAAGCCCTTGGCTTGCCAAGATCGCAGGAGAGTTCCACACGGCTAGATATCTCTTCACTGTGGACTACACCGAAAGCGAAATCGCAGACTGTCCAGCCCAACACAAGCAGAGTCACGTTATGGTGTTAACAGACGGACAATGGCAGGGTAATATGGTTGCCTTGCCTAATAATAGAGTAAGAGTCACTTCTCCTGCTTTGTGGGCTACTGGTGAAGGAGCCCCTGACTTTAGACCAAGTCAATACCTTCATTGTGCAGAACAGGATGATAGCTATATGGATCCTGAAGAAACCTTTGATAACCTGTATAATGACGATAAACCTGAATAATAACTGGAGTTAAAATGGCTATTGCAAAAAACAAAAAACCAATACCTAAAGGAAAGTCAGGAGAAGGTTTAAGAAACCTAAAGAAGAAAGCCCCTATTGTAGTAGCTAAAATGGGATATAAGAAAAAAGGCGGTATGGTAAGGCGAATTAACAAAAAGAATGTTTAAATCAAAAAGAAAATAAAAAATGGCTACCTCTGCATCCACTAGTTTTGATTTATCAATTGATGATATCGTAGAAGAAGCATACGAGAGATGTGGGATGCGTGCTACTTCTGGGTATCAGTTAACTTCGGCTAGGCGATCTTTAAATATATTATTTTTGGATTGGGCAAATCGTGGATTAAATCTTTGGACAATTGAACAGGCTAGTGAATCTTTAACCAGTAATACAGGTAGTTTTGCTTTAGGAACGGACACAGTTAATGTTTTATCGGCTGTGATTAGAGATTCTTCTACTGGAACAAACACAGACATCACTATTGAAAGAATAAGTAGGGAAGAATATTTAAATGTTCCAGATAAATCAACACAAGCAAGACCTTCTCAATATTATGTAGAAAGAACAAACACACCTACTGTTTACTTGTATCCGTCTACAGATAAAGCTTATACCTTTGTGTATTATCGTATTCGCAGAATACAAGACGCAGGTGACTATACAAACACAGCGGATGTTAACTTCAGGTTTTTACCTTGTATAGTTTCGGGTTTAGCGTACCAACTTTCTTTAAAGTTTGCTCCAGATAGGGTAACAACTTTAAAGGCTATTTATGAAGAAGATTTTGCAAGAGCTGCGTCAGAAGATAGAGATACCGCAAGTGTTTCCTTTGTACCAGATTTGGGGTCATAGCAATGGCTTACGCTTCTGGTAAGTATTCTTATGGTTTATGTGATTACTGTGGTAGACGATATCCTTATCAGGAACTAAAGAAAAACTGGAAAGGTTTTAAGGTTTGTCCACAAGATTATGAAGTTAAAGAGCCTCAATTAGAGCCTTTAAATGTTAAAGCTGATCCAGTTGCGTTAAGACAACCTAGACCAGACAGAAACGAACCTCTTACTGTTTTTGTTGGTGCTCCTGGTGATTCTGCTTTTGCTTCTAATGGTATGCAACCTGCAAATCTTGCTAAGAATTTTTCTGGACAAGCTCAACTTGGAAGGGTAACGGTGACAACAACATGACCTACGATGAACTGGTTAACAATCTTAGAAACTATACTGAAATTGATAGTAACGTTTTTACAGATTCAGTTATAAATACTTTTATAACTTTTGCTGAAAATAAAATACTTAGAGCAATAGATTTAGATGTTTTTAAAAAAGAAGTTACAGCTAATATGAGTAACGGTAATCGTTTTTTAACAACTCCTACCGATATACTTACGCATCGTTATGTAATTATTACCTCTCCAACCACTTCTGAACAAGAGTTTTTAGAACACAGAGAGACTTCTTTTCTAAAAGAATATTGGAAAAACTTTAACAACACGAGCATTCCAAAGTACTACGCTGTTTTTGACTCTAACACTTTTTACATTGCCCCCACTCCTAATAATAGTTATGTAACCCAGCTAGGCTATATCGCCAGACCAATTCAACTGTCCTCTGCTAATCCTACTACTTGGATAAGCAAAAATGCTCCAGAAGCTTTGTTTTATGCAGTGCTGATACAAGCATATAGCTATACAAAAGGACCTCTTGATATGCTTCAATTTTTTGAAAAGAGCTACGCTGAAGCTTTACAAGGTCTTGGGGTAGAGCAACAAGGTAGACGCAGAAGAGATGAGTACAGGGACGGAGAACTTAGAACCAAGCTTAAAGCAGAGTCTCCAGGTCCATGAGCACTGTACCTAATTTAACAGGTAAAAAAGTAGCTATAGTGGCTATGGGAAAAAGCCACGATCAATATATCTATTCTCAATTGTTTTCATACTCCGTAGATGAAGTGTGGGCAATTAACGCAATGTCTGGAATTATCTTTCACGATAGGGTGTTTATGATGGATCCTGCGAGTAGGTTTTTAGATACAGATGATGCTGGTTCCCAAACAGGTATTATGAAAAGTATTTTATTGGGAGAACATCAGGTTCCTATTTACACCAGTGAGTTAGACCAAAGGTGTAAAGGGTTGGTTGAATACCCCTTAGAAGAGGTTGTAAACTCTATAAAAAGCACTTACTTAAACAATACTGCAGCTTACGCTGTGGCATTTGCTTATGCGGCTAATGTTTCTGAATTATATTTATACGGTTTAGATTATTCTTATACAAATTTTTCTCATTTCGCAGAATCAGGCAGAGCTTGTACCGAACACTTATTAGCTAAATGTGCTAATAAAGGTATAAAAGTGATTATTTCAGGTACTTCTTCACTGCTCGATAACAATGTTAGCGAAGAGAAAAAATTGTATGGGTATCATAGATTAAAAGACCCTATGATAATGAAAAACGAACAGGGAGTATTTAAAAAATACAAATATTCTCAAATTAAAGATAAAATAGAAAAACCTAACATTAATAAACCTGTGGAGCCATATAAGATATAATGTTAACTTTAAAATCAGGGGATGTAATTAATCCCATAGTAAAAACAAGCAACTTTGGTGGCTTGCCAATGGAAGATTTAGCTGATCTTTGTGTAGCAGAAATTTTATCTATTTCGGAGTCATCACCTCCCGCTATTAAAGAACAAGCTAAGTTTTTTCAAGATAAATTAAGAGCAAAAATACTTGTTTATTTAAAAAAAGCTGCTAAGTCTCAAAAGGATACCTGTATTCAAACTGTTTTAAAGGGAGGGTATTTGGACGCAGCAGACCTTTTAAGGAGAATTTAATATGTCTTTTAGTGGCAGTTTTATGTGTACCTCGTTTAAAAAAGAACTTTTAACGGGAACACACAACTTTGGAACATCTGGTAATACCTTTAGATTAGCTTTATATAGTAGTGGAGCTACCTTAAATGCTACCACTACAGCTTATTCAACTTCTTTTGAGGTTAGTGCGTCTGGAACCTATTCAGCGGGTGGAGCAGCTTTGACTAATGGTGGAACAGTCGGACAACCCTCTGCGGTTGGAACCACTGCCTTTACCGATTTTTCGGACGTTTCCTTTACTACAGCAACTATAGAAGCAAGGGGTGCTTTAATTTATAATGATACTGCAACAGGAAATCCTTCTGTAGCTGTTTTGGACTTTGGTTCAAGCAAGTCTGCCACGGCAGGTACTTTTAGTATCTTATTCCCAACGCCCACTGCAACGGGTGCAATAATTAGAATTGCTTAATAGGAGAATAAAATGGCTCTTATACAAGCAGATAGAGTTCGAGAAACCTCTTCTACCACAGGTTCTGCTAATTTTACTTTAGTGGGAGCAGTAGATGGTTTTCAAAGATTTTCAGCAGCTATTGGCAGTGCGAATACTTGTTACTACGCAGCAACAGATGGTTCAGCTTTTGAAGTAGGACTAGGAACAGTTTCAGCAAATGTGTTAGCAAGAACAACTGTTTTAGATTCTAGTCATACTTCTTCTGGGATTATTCACAGGGTTGCTTTTGAAGCTGGTACAAAAGATATTTTCGCTACCTATGCCGCAGATAAAGCGGTTATTTTAGATGCGGATGGCAATTTAACAGTAGGCACTACGGCTGATATAAGCACTCTTGGTAATGTATCCGTTGCTAAAACATTAACAATTTCTTCTGGTATATCGGGAGCGTCTACTTTAAACATTAAAGGGGCTGTTTCTGCGGGAGCTACTTTTGGTGTTACTGGAAATGCGAGTGTCACAGGAACGTTTCTTTTTGCTACTGCTTCAACCACAGGTAATTTAAACGTTGCAAAAGATTTTGGGGTAGTTGAAAACGTCTCAATAGGAGCTACCTTACTTATTACTGGAAATACCACAGCAAAAGGCACATTAACAGTTGGTGGGGCTTTTTCCACTAATTCTACCTCACGTTTTGAGGGGGAAAGTGTTTTTGATAGTGCTGTTTCTGTTGGGGGTACTTTTCATGTTCAAGGTAACGCTTCCGTACAAGGAACTTTAAATGTTAAAGGGGCTGTTTCTGTTGCATCTACATTAGGTGTTGAGGGGGATATAGATAATGAAACAGGAAATCTAACTATCAACCCCGCCACACAAATAGTGGAAATAAAAGGGGACGGAG